AGCTATCAAACGTATTTACTGACTTCTCAAATAGCTTTACAGTTCCAGCAACATCAAATAACAATGAGTTATTTAAACATTACTATGACGTTGATATTGATAATTCATTCAATGCTAACATACGCGTTAAAGGTTATTTAGAGATAGATAGTTTTCCATTACGTTTTGGTAAGATTCAATTAGAAAGTGTTTCTTTGAAAAATCAAAGACCAGATAGTTATAAAATAACTTTTTATGGTAGTTTAATTGACCTATCAGATTTATTTGGTGATGATAACATTAAACAACTAGATTACGATAAAGAGATAATTAATGGCGTTGAAACACTTGTTAAAAAGAGAAATGTTTTATCACAATTTAATTATCAATACAATTCAACAAATTTATTAGAATCATTAAATAAACCATCATTTAAAAATGGTAGTATAATAACACCTTTAATAGCATATGCTGATAGAGATTGGAATTATAGGGATGGACAAGGTACACCAATAGAAGATACAATCGATATATCAACAAATGAAGGTGCTATTACAGATAGTGAATTAAGACCAGCAATTAGAATTAAACATTTAGTTGAAGGCATTGAAGCAAAATATGATGTTCAATTTAGTAATGACTTTTTAGGTTCAGCTGTATTTAATAATTTATTTATGTGGATGAATGGTAGTACTATTGTGACTGATGGTAGAATTGACATGGAATTGTCTTATTTCGAAGAAAATGATTCTTCGTTATATTATTCTGGTGTTTCTATAGCAAATAACACGTTTAGTTTTACTGATACTGGTTACAACTGGGAAGTTGGTAATTTTTATAACATAAGTACTTATATTTATAACGTTAGATATAAAAATGGTGATAGTGCTGAAGGAACAAATATAACATTAGAAATATTAAATGGTGATAATGAAATAATACAAAGAGAAACTAAAGATGTTGGTACTGCGTTACCATATTTGTCTTTTAATTATTTTATAGACCAATCAAATGGCGTTCCTGTTGATTATTCGTTTAAGTTTAGATTCATATGTACTGAAGATATTATATATGATAATACTAGAATATTTTTTAGTAATAATTTTGGTACAGGTCCTTACGATACGGTTATAATTTATGGTGATTCTAATTTAATGATTAAACCAGAAGTTAATTTACCAGATATCAAAGTTAACGATTTTTTACAAGGCTTAATGAAACAATTCAAATTAATCATTAGACCTTCGTCATCAAACACGTTTTATTTAGATACGTTAAACGGTTATTACTCTAAAGGTACTTTATTAGATATTACAGATTATGTTAATCAAGAAACAGTTACAATTGAACGTCCATCTATTTATAAATCAATATTTTTTAAATATCAAAAAACTAATAATGTTTTAGGTAAGAAATTTAGACAAACGTATGATTTAACTAATGATGAAATAGGTTATGGTGATTTAAAAGCTATATATAAATCTATTGATTCTAAAAATGAATTGAAAGTTGAATTACCGTTTGAAAATATGTTATTCGAAAGATTAACTAACTTATATTCTGGAAATACTTTAAACATAACAATAGGTCAAAGCATTAGCACGAGTGATTATAAAACGTTTAGTAAAAATAGTTCAAAACCTATTTTATTTTTTAACAATGGTGTTAATTATCATCCAAATGATGATATTAAAATTAAATTTAATGATACAGTAACTACAGCTATAACTAGCACGTATAACGTTGGTAACACAAATGATATATTATTAGAACAAGTAACGGATACAATTAACTGGGGTGCTGAAGTTGACCCATGGCACCAACAAGTTGTTGCAAACTCATTATATCTTAATTATTGGGAGAATTGGATTAACACTATTTACGATACCAAACAACGTAAGTTTACTTTTGATGCATATTTACCACCAAGATATATTGAAGAATTATCTTTAAATGATAGAATCATTATCGGTAACCAAAGATATAAAATAAATGATTACAAAATAAATTTATTGAATGGTGAAACAAAATTAACTTTATTTAAAGACGTGTATGATTGGAACCAATATTCGTTTCCATTAGATATAAATGAACCATACTTAGTAGTTGATAGAACTGATTTTATTTGTAATGCTTCTAAGAAATATTATTCATTTAATATGAACACAAACATAGAATGGACTGTTACAAAAGTTGATGATGGTTATGGAACTGATTGGGTTGAATTGTTAACACCAAATGGTGTTGGAAGTAGTGAATGTGTTTTTATTGTTAATGAAAAAATATCACAATTGGCACCAGATTTATATGAACCAAGAACTATGATTTTTACTATATCAAGTGATGAATTAGGTGATGTAAATATTTTTATAACACAAAATGGTTTAGAAGAATAATCATTAACTACAAAAACTATTTAATTAGAAAAGAAGATATGAAAGAAATTATTGATTTGCTACAAGCAAACGAATGGTATGATGGTGATGAGTTTATTCAAATAGCAAAGGGTAAATATCATCACCCATCAACTATAAAAGGTTGGTATAAAAAAATAAAAAGAAAATTAAAAATCAAAGATAACTAATGGCAGATATAAATAAAATTATTGGTGTACAGATAGATGATAACGCGTCAGCTGGATTAAATAAAGTTGACCAGAGTTTAATTAAAGTAACTCAATCAACTAAAAACTTATCAAAAGAAACAAAAAGTCATACACAGTCAGTAATTGATAATGGCGGTGCCATGGGTCTTTTAAATGACCTTACAGGTGGTTTAGCAATGACATTCAAGGATGCATCTGAAGCAATTGGAATAGCTGGTGTTTCATTAAATACTTTTAAAGGTATTATGATTGCAACTGGTATTGGTGCACTTGTACTTGCCGTTGGTTATTTAGCTGAAAACTGGGAAAAAGTTGCTGATTCAATTACTGGTGCTGCTGCGGCACAAGAAGATTATAATATAGCTTTAGCACAATCAGAAGAAACAAGAAGAAATATTGCTAATATTACTAACGTTGAAATAGCTAATTTAGAACAACAAAAACAACAATTAATAGCTCAAGGTGCTACTAAACAAGAAATTCTTAAATTAGATGAAAAGATATTAATAGCTAGAAACAAACAAAATGATATAAATGAAGCTTCTTATCAAAAAGAACTTGACGCAACAAAAACATTAATACAACGCGATTCAGATAGAAATGATTTAATTGAAACTAGAAATGTTTTACAAACTAATTTAACTGAAAATTTAGCTTTACAAAGACAAGCTGAAAGTGAAAATAATGATTTTGCTTTATCAACATATAAAAGACAAGAAATTGGTATTAGAGCTAGAATAACTGCTGCTAATAAAGAAATCGAATTATATGATATCAATAATGAAAACATTAAAAAAACAAAAGATTTAGAAGATAAATTAGTACAAACAAAAGTTAATAGAATTAATTTATCAACTGAGGTTATTAAAAAAGAAAACGAAGAAGCTCAAAAAAGAAGAGATGCAATTGAAAAAGCTAGATTAGAAGAAGATAAACGTTTAGAACAATTAATTAAAATTCGTCAAGCTATTGAAGCTAATGTTAAAGCTTATGAAAAAGAAGTTAATGAAACTGATATTCAAAAACAAGCTAAAGCACTTAACGGTCAATATATTGAATTAATTAAAATATACGATGCTAGAGCTAAATTAATTGAACAACAAAAAGAAGCAAACAAATTAGCAACAGAAGGTGGTATATCAGAAGCTGAACAAAAACAATTAAATTTAATCAATCAACAAATTAAAGAATACGATAAATTAATTGCTAAGAAATCAGAATCAATATTACAATCACCAGAAGCCGATAAAGATGCTCAAACGCGTTTGGATATTATTAGATTAAATGGTGAAGCTGAATTAGCAATGCTTCAAGGTTTTACATTTGATGCAATTAATCTTAGAAGCAAAGCTTTTGAGAAAGAAAGACAAATGAGAGAAGAAAACCTAAGAGATATTGTTTCAAAAGATGAAATAGCTCTTAGAAGTGCTGAAGAAGCATTAGCTAAAGAAACTGAAGGTACTGAGGGTTATAGAAAAGCATTAGCTGTTAAAAACGATTTAGATAAAAAATATAACCAAGATAAGATAACGTTAAATGAAGAATTAACAGCAAATGAACAAACATCAAATGCTTTTAGTATTGATTTACATAATGCTTATTTAGAAAGAAAAATGGAGATTGATAATGATTACTATGAAAAGTTATCAATCGTTTCTCAAAACTTACAAGGGTTCTTATCTCAATTACAAGATGAACAATTAGTTAAATCAAAAGACCTTAGAAACGTGTTATTGGTAGCAGAAAAAGGTTTAGCTATTGCTGGTGTTGTTATCAACACGATTAGAGAAAATAGAGCTTTAGGTGCTTTAGCAATTAAAGAAACAGCTGCTGCATCAGCTTCATATGCTGCATATGATTTTGTTGGTGGTTCATTGCATGCTGCTGCTGCTGGAAAAGCAACTGCTGGTATTGGTTTAAATACCGCGTCAGCTGGTATATCTATTGCTAGTATTCTTGCAACTACATTAACATCTTGGAATAGAGGTGGTGCTTCTGGTGGTTCTAGTGGAGGTGGTGCTGGTGCACCTCAAGCACAATTTAATATCGTTGGTAGTTCTGGAACAAACCAATTAGCTGCAACTATAGGTGCTCAGCAAAATCAACCAGTTAACGCGTATGTTGTAGGTTCAGATGTAAGTACACAACAATCATTAGATAGAAACCGTGTTAATAACGCGACGTTCCTGTAACATATTAAAATACTTAACCCTCTATTCAGAGGGTTTTGTTATTATATGATATTTTTCTTTAGCTTCAAGATAAGCAGCACGTGCATCTTCTTCATTATCAAAACAACCTAAATGTATTTTTTTACCATTTAACATTATTTGAGCTATCCATTTATTTAATTTTTGATTCCAATAATACCCCTTAGCTTTTGTTTGATTGAAGTGATTTTGTTGGTTGGTAACTGGTCTAAGATTAGATATTTTATTATCAGAAGGTTCACCGTTTATATGGTCAATATGTTCAACTATTTCTTTATTAACCCAATACCAAGCAAATTGATGACCTCTTAAATTATAGCTTTTACCATTATTAAATAAACCAATATCTATATAATTGTCCTTATCTCTTCTAGTAATTTCTTTACCTCTAACGCCAAATACTTGTCCAGTTTCTGCATTATATGTAAAACCTTTATCAATTGCTAATTTACATTTTTCTTCTCTTGTCATAATATGTTTTTATTACAAAGATACTAATTAATTCTGTCAAATCAAATAAAAGCTATTATATGTTAAAAGTAAAAAGATATGGAATTATTCGAAGTAAAATATGAAAAACCAGAAGATGGTGATTTATTTGCCATTAGCATTGTTGGTTCTCCAGCTAATGGGATGGAGTTTATTACTTTATCTGAACAACCAAAAAGAGTTAGATTATCTGATGAAAAGAAAAAAATACTTACAGGTGTTGTTTTAGTTCCAGAACAGTTAATCTATAGAGAATTCGAAGATGGTTCCCCATTTAATTTAAAATTCTCAGCAAAAACAATTGAAAAATTATCTCAAGACTTTATGAGAAAGGGTTATCAATTAAATTCAACATTTGACCATAAAGGTGGTTATCTTGATGGTGTTGTTGTTGTAGAACAATGGTTAATAGAAGACCCTAATAACGATAAAGCAAACGCGTTAGGATTTAAAGATTTACCAAAAGGAACTTGGATGATTAGTATGAAACTATCTGATGAACTTTGGTCACAATATATTGAAACAGGTAAAGCATCTGGTTTTAGTATTGATAGCTTTTTGGATTTAAAAAAAGTATCCATGAGTATCAAAAATAATAATAAAATTAATAAAAAAATGAAAAAAATGAGCTTATTAAAAAAATTAATTAAAATGTTCTCAGAAGGCGTTCAATTAGAAACAATCACTATCGATGGTATGGGTGATTTAACAGCTGATGCTTTTGAGGTTGATAACATCGTTTATAAAGACGTAGAAGGTATCATGGAACCATTAGTGTCTCAATCATTCGAATACGAAGGTTTTATGTACACTACAGATGAAAATGGTGCTATTGTAACTAAAGAAGAAATTGTAGTTGATGTAACGCCATCAGAAGAAGTTATTCCAGCAGAAGAAGTTATAGCTGAAGAAATTACAATTGAAGTTGGTGAAGACCATAAAGAAGAAACACCATCAACAGAATCAGCAGATGCTGTAGAAGAAATAGCTTCAGAAGTTGCTGACCAAGTTACTGGACCAATTGAAGAAGTTGATGTAGAAGCATTAAAAGCTATGATTGCTGAGCTTCAATCTCAATTAGAAATTCTGTCAAAAGAGAAAGAAACTATTATATCAGAGAACGTTGCAATGAAAGAGCAATTATCAACAATACCAAATTCAACTAAACTTAAAACAAACGAAGTTAAGATGTCAAAAAAAGAAACAACTATTGATGTTTTAAGAGCAGTAATCGAAGCTGGTAAAAAATAAATAATAATAAATTAAAATAATTAAAAAAAATGAAACAATTAATTAAACTTGACACAACTACTACTGTAACATCTCGTTACAATGGTGCATTGGCTGGTGAAATCTTAGGACAAGCATTGTTAAAATCTGACACTATTGAAAAAGGTGCTATTACTGTATTACCTAATATCTTAGGTACAGGTGCTTTACCAAAAATTTCTCATTCAAACTCATTTGCTGCTTATGACTGTGCTTTTGCTCCAGCTGGTACTCAATCATATGTAGACAAAGCTTTAGTAACTAAAAGATTTAGATTGGATTCTGAGCACTGTAAAGGTGACTATAGAAATATGTTCCAAACTGAATTAGCTGGTGACTATGGAAATAACCAAGGTATTCCAGCAACTGTACAAGAAGCTATCTTAGCTCAAATTCTTGCTGACTTCGGTAAAAACTTAGATAACAACATTTGGAATGGTTCTGACTCTTCTACTGAATTCAACGGTTTACTTAAACAATTTACTGCTGATACTGAAGTTGTAGACGTAACTGGTACTACTGTAACTGCTGCTAACGCGGTAGCTGAGTTAACAAAAGTATATGCTGCTATCCCAGAAGCTATTATGGGTGAAGCTGATATGGTATTAGCTGTTTCTGCAAACGTAGCCCGTGCATACAAATTAGCTCAAGCTGCTGTAACAGGTGGTTTATTTATGGTAGGTGATAAAGAATTAGATTTCTTAGGAATCAGAATGGTATCAATCGGTGCTTTACCATCAAATAACATTGTAGCTTATAGAGTTAAAAACGTAGCATTCGGTACAGGTTTAGAATCTGACTTAAATGACGTTAAATTAACTGACTTGTCAGATTACTCTAACAACGATATCGTTCAAGCAACTATTTCATTCAACGGTGGTGTTTCTTACTACTGGGGTGCTGAAGTTGTTTATTACAGACCATAATTCTGTTAACGAATAATAAATTTAAAACAACTATGGTGGTGCAAGTTCACCACCATTTTTGTTAATATAAAATAACAATTAAAAAAAATAAAAATAAATTAATATGAGCTGTGATATTTCTAGAGGTAAAAACCTTTTAAGCTGTAAAAATGCTGTTAGTGGATTGAAAGCAATTTATTTAGCAAATTTTGATGATTATGAGTTTGTAACAGTATCTAACGCGTCTGGTCACACAATGACAGATTTAGGTACTTTATCAACTGTATTCAAATTTGAGTTAAAAAATTCTGCAAATACTTTCCAACAAGACATTACATCATCTCGTGATAACGGAACAACTTTCTTCAATCAAGTATTGAACTTTACGTTAACTAAGTTATCTGCTGAGATGGAATTCCAAGTTAAAATGATGGCTTGGGGTAGACCAATAATTTTCGTTGAAACTAATGGTGGTATATTCTTCTCAATGGGTATTCAACATGGTTGTGAAATTGCTGGTAACTCTCAAGTACAAGGAACTATGGATTCATTAAACGGATATGTTTTAACTGCAACTGCAATGGAACCAGACCCAATCTTCTATTTAGATAGTGCATCAATTGCTGCTTTAGAAGCTATGGTTTCTAGCCAAAACATTGCTGGATAATCTAATAAATTAAACCAAAATAATTAAAGGACCTATATAGGTCCTTTTTTTATTTATAACAAATCATATAAATACTCTTTTATATTTATAAACACAAATAATAATGGCAGTAATTTTACAAATAAATCAAGCACCTACTTCTGACCTTACAGTAGACTCTACGTTATACACAGTAGATAATACTAGTATTACGGCAGATAAAACAAGAATTGTCACTGGTTCAACAACTACCGAATATAGTATATTAATAGCACCGCGTGAAATGGTTAGTGATGTTGTGATGGAATTCTATCACGAATTAAAAAATACGTTAACAAGTGTAAGTGCTACAACTACTAATGAAAGTGGATATATGAGAATTAACTTTGATATCTATGTAGTTGAAGGCGATAGTTTTGAATTAACAATCAAGAACACACAAAATAAAGTAATATGGAAAGGTAAAGCTTATGCTACAGAGCAAACAGATTTACAAGATTTTCAATTTACACCAAAAAATAATAATAATATAATTAAATTATAAATATGAAAAAATTAAACGTTGTAAATTTAAACAACTATGTAAAACCAAATCCACATAAATTGGTTACACAATCAAATCAATATGTGACAAATGGTCCAGACAATGATTTCTTTTATTATGTTGAAGACAGATATATGGGTTCACCAACAAACCAATCAGTAATTGATAATATTGCTAACTACATAATGGGTAAAGGGTTAAAAGTTGAAGAAGGTACCGTAGATATCAAAACGATTATTTCAGAAGAAGACCTTAGAAGTTTTGTTTCTGATTTTAAAATTCATGGTGCTGGTGTATTACAAGTTATTTACTCTTATGCTAGAGAGAAAAAAATAGCTAAATTAATTTATTTACCAACGCGTACAATAGCAATTAAAAAACAAGCTGATTTATCTGATGATATTGAAGGATACTGGTATTGTTATGATTGGAAAAACAAAACAAGATTTAAACCAGTTTTTGTTCCAGCTTTTGGTTATGGTGTTGATAATGAAACTGAAATTCTTTATATCAAACGTCCAACGCCACAACCATTATTCCCATTACCAGATTATTTATCTGGTTTACAATATGCAAAAACTGAAGAAGAATTAAGTAACTATTATGTAAACCATATTCAAAATAATTTTGCTGCTGGTAAGATTGTAAATATCTATCAAGGTAAAGATTGGACTGATGATGCAATGGATGAAGCTGAAGCTTCTATTCTTAATAAAGTAAAAGGAACATCTAATGCTGGTAATATTATCGTTGCATTTAATGATTCTACTGAAGGTAAAACAACTGTTGATTCAATTGAAGTAACTGATGCTTATCAACAATTCCAAACTATTTCTAAAGAAGCTAAAGAAAACATTTTATTAGCACATAAGATTATTGACCCAGCACTAGTTGGTATGCCACAACCAAGTGGTTTCTCATCACAAGCTGAACAAATGGTAATGTCTTTAAAAATGCTTTATAGAAGTCAGATTAATCCAATGAGAGCAATCATAACAAAAGGTCTTGAAACAGCTCTTAAATTAAACGACCCAAATGTTGAATTAATGTTTGAAGACTTTGAAGAATTGGATGTTAAAGAAGAATTAAAATTAGATGAAATCTTTGCTGTAATCGATAAATATCAAGCAAGTGTAATAACATATCAATTAGCTATTTTAATGATATCTAAAGTGATGAATATTACGTTAGATGAAGCTAAACAATATGTACCAGAAAAAACAAATAACGATTCAAATACAATTCAAGAATAATGGCAACTGTAATACTTTTAAAAAATGATGATTTAACGCGTAACACTATTTTAGGTGGTAATATTGATGTTAGTAAATATGTTGTGTCGATTAAAGATTATCAAAAAACTAGACTTAAAGAAATTTTAGGTAAAACTCTTTATGATAAAATATCAGCTGATTTTGAAGCTGAAAGTCTTTCTGGTTTATATCTTGAATTATATGAAGATTATATTAAAGAAATGTGTATCCACGGTGCTGCTGAAAACTATTTAACTTTTGGAGCATATCAAGTAACTAACGTTGGTATCACAAAAGCAAAAACTGAAAATTCTGAAACAGTAAATAAAACTGAAGTAGATTTCATGGTTCAATCATCTAGAAAATTACTTGAACACTATGAAAGAGAATTTACAAAATGGATTAAATTAAACCCATTACCAGAATATCCAATTACTGTAAGAAATAATAACAATATAAATAATGTTGGTGGTTGGGTTTTACGTAAAAAAGATTGCTGTAAATAATGAAGAAAGAATATCAAATTAAAAACGTTCATATAATTAAGATGAATGAATTTTATAATAAATTAATCAATAAAAATAAAAAAGATAAAGATGGCAAGACAAGCAATAACAACAACACCTCTAAATAGTGGTCTAGGAGATACTTTACCAGTAGCATTTGGTAAGGTTAATTCAATGACACAAGAGATATATACAATTTTATCTGGTGTTACAAATAGCACATTTACTGATTTATCAGACTCTATTTCTGATATTGAAAGTTCTATTTCAACATTACAATCAGATATTCAAACAAATGCTGACGACATCAACACACTTAATGATAACGTTGCAGCACTTGTTGCAGCAATTGCAACACAAAATAATCAAATAGCTGTTATCCAAGGACAAATAGCTGACATATATAACATATTAAATAATCTATAATTATGCAACATATTAATAATACTCCAGCTGATAGTGGTTTAGGTGATTCACTTTTTGTAAGTATGAATAAAATTAATGCTAACTTCGAAGAATTGGTTGCTATTGATGCTAGTTTCTCTGGTTATATCTTAACTCTTAATACAATTATCAACGATGGTTCTTTACTTAATCATACACACACAATAGCTCAAATAGAAGGATTACAGACAGCTTTAAACAGCAAGGTATCAACTAGTACCTTTAACTCTACAATATTGTCTATAAACAACTCTATTCAAGCCATAAATGAAGATTTAAGTGATATAATTATTTTATTAAATAATTTAGAAACAAATAAAGTCCCATATACTGGTGCAACACGTGATGTTATTTTAGGTGAAAATATTATATCTTCAAATATAGGTTTTTTTGTTGAAAATGATGGTTCAATAATTAATCAAGCTCAATTAGCAAACATTGGTGAGTATTTAACATTATATGTTAACTCAGATAGTACTTCTAATGGTACTAATCAATTTGAGGTTAATCCAAGTACTGGTTTATATTATACTAAAACATATAATGATATTACATCAACTTTAGGTTTTGCTGATAATTTTTTTGATGTTCAGTTTTATAGTAATAGTGCTAACACAACAACAAATCAATTCTATGTAAACGATACTGAGACATTTTCAAAAAATGGTTATACTAGTATTTTTGGTGAGAATGGTAGTTCATTTAAAGCTAATACTTATTTTGATGGTATTACTAGAGTGTTTGACTTTTTTACTGGTAAAGGTGATTATAGTTATACTAATCAATATGGTAGTCTTTATGCATCAGCTGAAGAAGGTTTATATTTTAGTATGTATAGTGATGAAATAAGTTCTACAATACAAAGTAACCCTAATCGAGTATTTATAACTGTTTATGAATATACCACTGATAATACAAATTATTTGTATCTAAATTTAGAAGAAACGTTTACTATTAAAAAAATAGTTACAGATGAAGGTTTTGTTGGTAATTATGTTCAATTCAATACAGCAGCTACTGAAACAAGTGCTGTAGGAAAACTTAAATGGAATGATAATGACGGCAGCTTAGATTTAGGATTAAAGGGCGGTAATACAACACTACAGATTGGTCAAGAGACTGTAGTAAGAGTTGTTAATAAAACTGGTGCTAATCTATTAGAAGAAAACTATCAAGTTGTTAGAGTTAGAACACAAGCAGAAGGTGGTGCTGCTGGTCAAAGACTAGCAGTTAAATTAGCACAAGCAGATACAAAAGCAAATCATAGAGGTATTTTAGGTCTTGTTACTGAAGATATAAATAACAATCAAGAAGGATTTATAACAACATTTGGTGTTGTAAATAAAATAAATACAACAGGTTCATTACAAGGTGAAACTTGGAATGATGGTGATACATTATGGTTAAGTGATACTACTGCTGGTGGTTTAACCAACTTAGAACCAATAAACCACCCTGTTCAAATTGGTTATGTTATTTATTCACATTCAAACAATGGTAAAATCTTTGTTTATGTAAATAATGGTGTTGATGAGTTAGATGAATTACACGATGTTAAGATTAGTGCTGCAACTAGTGGTGATGTATTAACATATAATAGTTCAACTCAAGTATGGGAGAATAAATCATTGAATGAAATAACTGGTGAATTTAATTATATCTTAACAACTCCAGTATCTTTTTCTGGTACAGCACAAGAAACTGAAGTATTAAGACTTGAAATACCACCATATACATTTGCAGCAAACGATATGTTAAAAATACCAACATTATTGGTTCAGAAAACTGGAGTTATTAATAGTTATTCAATTAGAGTTAAAATAAGTACATCAGAAACGATGCCAGCAACAACAACAGATATGGTTGCTGTTTATAATGGTGCTGCAAATGCTTCTCACGTTAATATGACAAGAACATTCTTTTTAAGTGGTGGAGTTTTAAGAGGACTTGGAACGGCAAATATTATATCAGATTATAACGTTTCAACAACACAATTAAACGTTGCTTTTGACCACACAGTAACAAACTACCTATATATCAGTATAGATAGTGCTGGTCCACAAGATACACAAACATTAGTAGGTTTCCAATTAACAAATAGATAAAAATTAAAGATATGTTAAGAACAGTAATAAACAAATATACAGGAAAAGAACATAGAGCACAATTTCACGATTTAATATCAGAAGATGAAATGCTTATAGACACTCTAAGAACAGAAGATATGGAAAATCCATATTGGTCATTCACTGAAAATAAATTTTACGATAAAATAGAAGAATAATGACAAAAGCAAAAACAACAAGTGCATCAAGTTTCATAAAAAAACCTAGAAAGAAAAGAAAAGGTGTACATAGCAAAAATAATACATCAAAGTTAAAAGGTAGCAAAAACTACAAAAAACTTAACGTTGGTCAAGGTAAATAAACAAACAATAGCAGATGGAAATACAAGAAATTATAATGACAGCAATGGCTTTCCTTATATCAATCATTGGGTTCTTTTTAAAACGTGTTATAGATGAGCACGACCGTACAAAAGATATTGCAATTAAAAACCAGGCAAATATTGATTTGATTAATTCTGAATCAAGATTGAAATATGAACACCTTGAAAGCAAAATTAATGACTTAACAGTTATGGTTAAAGAATTGGCAACTGAGTTACGTAATATCAGTATTCAACTTAGCAAAAAAAAAGATTTAGAAAGATAAATGAAAAAATACATACAACAAATATTTGAAGGGTTACTTCAAGATGAAAATAAAGTATGGTCTTCAAAAAGATTTATAGGCATTGTAGGTGGTTTATCTCTAATCACCTATATGTTTATTTATCCAAGTGATTACAGTAACTCAGCTGTGCTTATAATGAGTCTTGGTGCCCTTGGTATAACTGGTTTTGAAGCTGTGTTTAAAAAAGGTAAATAACAAAAAATAAAATGTTTTAATAATGAAGATAACAAAAATAAGTGATAAAGGGTTGAAACTAATTCAAGATTTTGAAGGTTTTAGAAG